AAGAAGCTGAAGAAGATGGCCAGTACGGCTCGATTGCTTCTCGCTATACAAAAGCGTTGGCTCGCTCAATGGCCTCTACTAAAGAGATCAAAGCAGCTAACATTTTGAATACCGCGACAACTGCGAATGGTGGTGACGGCGCTCCTCTTTTGAGTGCGGCACATCCAACACAGGCCGGAAACCAGTCTAACATTTTGGCAACACCAGCCGATTTGTCTGAAGTGTCACTTGAAGCAATCCTTATTCAGATTGCTGACATGAAAGATGATCGCGGTCTTCGCGTTGCAGCACAGGGTACGCAGTTGATTATTCCAACAGCTTACACTTTTGTTGCAGAGCGTCTGCTGGAATCGCAACTGCGCACAGCAACTGCTGACAACGACATCAACGCGATTCGTCAAGGTGGTTATCTCCCGCAAGGCTACCACATTATGCGCCGTCTAACAGACAGCGATCAGTGGTTTGTCCAAACGGATATTCCTGATGGTCTGAAAATGTTCCAACGCTCGCCTATGAAAAAAGGCATGGAAGGTGACTTCGAGACTGGCAACGTGCGCTACAAAGTGCGTGAGCGTTACAGCTTTGGTGCTACTGACTGGCGTGGGGTCTTCGGATCACAAGGCGCTTAATTACTAACTTCTCCTAGTTGGTTGGATTGGGGCGGTCTTCGGATCGCCTCTTTCTTTTTTAATGAACCTGTTGTATTGTTCAGGCATTCCTGACAGTCGCATGGTGCGGCTGACACTTGCCACGACAGGAGATCGAAATGGCTTTATCTACTTTTACTGGACCAGTACGTTCAAATAACGGCTTCCAAATCCCAGTTGTAACTACCGCTAACTTGCCAGCTTTTGGCGATGTTGCTGTTGGAACTGCTTACATCGTTAGCGATAATGGTGCAGGCAATGATGAATACTGCATTGTTATCAATACAGGCGCGGCTTGGGTTACTGCTGTTGGCGCTGCACTGTCTTAATCAGGAGCATATAAATGGCTGATATTTCCTCAGTAAAAAAGCTAAGTGATAGCACCAGAGAGGCAGTCTTCGCTTTTCAATATCAATATGTTGATACTGGAGATGAAAGTGCTGTTCTCAAGATTGATGTTTCTACACTTGCTCCCAACGCGAATGGCGCACCTTGTACGGCTGTTCGCATCATCGAAGGTTGGTGGGTCATTAAAAGCATGACCGTGCGGATCTTGGCAGATGCTGACGTAGATGTAATCTTAATGAATATTGGTGATGACGATATTGGTTATCACGATTTTTCAAAGTTCGGTGGTCTTCCCTCGACGAAGTCGTATGGCACAAATCCAACTGGGGATGTGAAATTTACGACTGATGGAGCTGGTGCTGTGGGTGATTCATATCAACTGGTTCTAAGGGTCATCAAAGAATACTAGGAGTTTTCAATGGCGACTTCAGGAACAGTTGGTTTTAGACCAGACGTTGAAGAAATCATAACTGAAGCGTTTGAACGCTGCGGGTTAGATCCACAAGTACAAACAGGTGATAGGGCTGTGTCTGCACGGCGCAGCCTTAACCTGCTTTTTTCTGAGTGGGCAAACAGAGGTATTAACTACTGGGCAGTAGAACAACAGACTTTAACGCTTGTAAACGGCACATCATCTTATGCTTTGCCCGTAGGTACTATAGATCTTATTGACGCAGTGGTGCGAGATAGCTCTCAAACTGATACATCTGATCAGATCATTAATCGTGTATCAATTGCCGATTACAATCAATTGCCCAACAAGACATCCCCCGGAAAACCAAGCCAATATATGCTCGACAAGCAATATACGCCTGTCGCATACTTTTGGCAGGTTCCAGATCGGGATACATATAGCATGGTTTACTGGGCAATCAGGCAACTTGAGGATGTGACAGCATCAAATCAAGACGCAGATATTCCATATCGTTGGAACGAATGCATTTGCGCTGGTTTGGCAAGCAAAATATCTTTGAAATATGCAAACGAAAAGTTTCAGATACTAAACGAAATGTATGAACGTGCCTTCGCGTTTGCGGCGGCATCTGACAATGATGGTGTAAGTTTGAGGATTCAGCCAACTGCGCTGAACTTATCTTAATGGCTAAATACGCAAGTGGAAAAAAATCCCAAGCGATAAGCGACAGAAGTGGTCTAAAGGTTCCATACACTGACCTGAAGACCACTTGGGATGGCTTGCGTGTTTCACCAGAAGACTGGGAACCAAAACAACCGCAGCTTACGCCTGCTAAGAATGTTGTCGATGCGACAGCACTTTTCAATCCGCGTCCAGATACAGACCCTGAAAATGTCGATATATTTATAGGGTACAACTTTGATCCGTTTATAGATCCAAGACAGCGCCCCGGTGTAGGGGTTAGCGCCCCCGGCTTTATTGGGAGATGTCAATTTGAAGTTAATGTCACCAGCGTCACAGGCGTTAATGGAGATGGCAACATTGGTGTGCCGCAAGCCACAATTCAAACAGAGGTTTCGCCTAGCGGCCAAGCGGGTGATGGAGAAGTTGGTTCTTTAGTAAGAGAAATAGAAGTTACTGGCGTTCAAGGATTAGGCGGATCTGCCGAAGTTGGGGTAGAAGCTCTAGACATTTCAATCAATGAGACTGGTGTCGGAGGTTCTGGAGATGTTGGCGATGTATTCCACTTCTTGCAAGTCAATCCAATTGGCATCGATGGTATTGGCGATGTCGGAGCTATAGATCTAATAAACCAAGCGTTTGTTACAGGATCTGGTGGTAATGGCGCTGTTGGAGTTGCAACGGTAGAAGATCCATTTGGCTGGGGCATTGGACCTTGGGGTCTTGGGCCTTGGGGTGATACCGAAGGAAGGCCACATCCCATTGGACAGGCAGGTGCTGGTGAAGTATCTTCAGTGACAATAGCAATCGAAACATCTTGGGGCCAAGGTGGCTATGGCGAAAATACTTGGCAATGAGGATAGATAAATGAATTATACAACTTTAGTTGCAAATATTCAGAACTTCTTGGAAGATGACAGCGCAGAGTTGCAAGCCTCTATTGATCAGATCATAGAGCAAGCTGAGACAATGATTTTTCAGAGGTTGCCTAATCTTCCTTGTTTTAGAAAAACCACTACAGCAAGTATGGTGGCTGGAACTGCTGATTACACAATTCCGTCTGCAAGAATGATCCGTCAAGTATCTATTATATCTTCCAACGTGGCTTCCTATCTGAACCATAGAGTTGATTCTTATATACGAGATTATTCTCCAAACGCGACTACGCAAGGCATACCAGTCATGTATAGCACAAAAAGTGCTGGTACGGCTGGAACCGTGATAACTCTTGCACCTACACCAAATTCCACTGATACTTATCAAGTAGATTTTATTGCCCCTGAAGCGGGCCTGAGTTCAAGTAACACAAACAACTGGATCGGTGATAATGTCGAAAATGTGCTGCTTGCCGCGTGTTTGTATGAAGCGTCAGCTTTTCTTAAAGCTGGAGAAACATTGGCGCTTTATAAGACACAATTTGACGAAGCGGTGCAACTTACAGTACAAGAGATGCAACGTGATTACGCAGCAGAATATAACGGAGGTCTATAATGGCTATTACACAAGCAATGTGTACACAATTCAAACGAGATGTAATGCTTGGGCTGCATGATCTTGATAGTGACGCAATAAAAATCGCCCTTTACAGCAGTTCAGCAAATCTAGATTCGACTACAACCGCATATACCGCGACAGGTGAAGTTTCTGGAACTGGTTATTCTGCGGGTGGAGAAACATTAACCAACGCATCTGTTGTAGTAAACAGCACAAGCGGTTGTTTCGATTCTGATAATCCAGAATGGACTAACGCAACATTTACAGCTCGCGGGGCATTGATATATAATTCTAGTGAAAGCAACTTAGCAATTGCAGTATTGGATTTTGGTGGTGACTTCTCTGTTGCTGGCGGTACATTCCGCGTTGTTTTCCCCGCTCAAACAGCTAACACAGCAATTATAAGGATCGATTAAGATGGCTTCTACCTATGTAAATGACCTTCGCCTCAATGAGATGGCAACTGGCGATCAGTCAGGCTCATGGGGAACAGTCACGAATACTAACCTTGAATTGATCGGTGAAGCGTTTAGCTATGGCACAGAAGCCATAACAACCAACGCTGACACTCACACAACAACGATTGCTGACGGGGCTTCAGATCCCGGCAGGGCAATGTATTTGAAGTACACAGGCGCTCTAGATAGTGCATGTACGATCACAATCGGGCCAAATACTGTCAGCAAAATGTGGTTCATTGAAAATGCCACTAGTGGATCTCAGAACATCATCATATCTCAAGGTTCTGGGGCCAATGTCACGATTGCGGCGGGTAAAACCAAGGCTGTATATAGTGATGGTGCTGGGGCTGGCGCTGCTTTCTTTGACGCCTTCGCAAATCTAAGTGTTGGAGCTATCACGGGTGATGGATCTGGTCTTTCTAAAGTTGTAGATCAAACATCTGCCACAGGATCAGCTAATATTCCTGTCGGAACCACAGCACAGCGTGATGGAAGTCCTGCTACAGGTCAGCTTAGATTTAACTCTACTGATACATCTTTTGAAGGATATAACGGCACTGCTTGGGGTAGTATTGGCGGCGGTGCAGAAGATGGTATCTTCTACGAAAACGATCAAGCGGTGTCTTCTAGTTACACTATCGTATCAACAAAGAACGCAATGACAGCAGGGCCAATCACCATTAATAGTGGGGTAACGGTTACAGTAGAAACAGGCGCAAGATGGGTGGTTTTATAAATGGCTATTACACTAAACGGCACAACGGGTATCACAACTCCTGATATTGATAGCACGGCTGGATTTGATGCTGCTGATATTACGGGTACAATCTCACAATCTCAATTGGCTGGTGAGGCAGTAAACGAGAGTAAGTTGCAAGTCAGTAATGCTCCGACTAATGGCTATGCCCTAACGGCGCAGTCAGGTAACACTGGTGGCATGACTTGGGCGGAAATGGCTGCGGGTGGGACTACCCTGATTAGCACAACAACTGTTACCTCTAACGTAGGGTCTGTAGCTATTGCTTTGCCTACAGGATACGGTGCGTTCGAGCTTTTCTTAGAGGGAGTGGCACCGAGTTCAACTGGTGTAAGCTCAACATTAAGTGTTAGATTTAGCTCAGATAACGGCTCCAGTTATTATCAATCTTCTGGTAGTTATAATTCAAGTGGCTCCAATGCCGCACAGATTCCCATTTCAGCGGCAAATGATTTTAACAATGAGGCTTACATAGCCTTGACTATACAAGGAGCCAAAAACTCTGGCGTTAGAACTACAGTTTTCTCTGAACAAATTTTAATGACCACTACTGGTGAGTTTCGCAGTGCTGCTGTGATCGGTGGAGGGTACAATGGTGACACCGTTATGACAAACATTCTAATCTTCCCTCTTAGCGGAGGTTTAGACATATCGGGTGGAACATTTAGATTATATGGAAGGGCTGTATGATGAGTAAGAAATATGTAGACGGTGTTCTAACCGATATGACAGAGCAAGAAATTGCTCAACGTGATGCTGATAACACAGCATACGCCGCAGACCTTGCCGCTAATGGATACAAATCTGATCGTGCCGCAGCCTATCCTAGCATCGAAGACCAGCTTGATGACATTTACCACAACGGCATTGACGCTTGGAAAGCTAACATATTAGCGGTGAAACAAGCTCACCCTAAACCGGAGGGCAACTAATGAGTAAAATAGCATTAACACCAAACGCTAGTGGGACTGGTACGTTTACCCTTGCTGCGCCTAACTCTAACACAAACCGCACAATAACTTTGCCAGACAGCGATGGAACTTTGCTCGCTTCTGGTAGTTCAATTACTGTATCGTCTGCAACCGTAAATGGTACTCTCGACATCGAAGAGGTGTACGAGAAAGTAACAACTCAAACATCTACAACTGGAACAATAACTTTTGACACAACGGCGCAAGGTGTTGAGTTTTATACAGCAGATCAAACGGCCAATCGCACAATTAATTTTAGTAATGTAAATGCTAACTTGGCTATTGGTCAGTCTGTTACTTCAGCCATTTTGCTAACTAATGGTTCAACTCCATACTATCTCAACACCTACCAAGTGGATGGCTCTTCGGTCACTCCTAAATGGCAAGGTGGGACCGCTCCAACAGAAGGAAATGCCAGTAGCATTGATAGCTATAGCTTCACTATCATCAAGACTGCCGATGCCACGTTCACAGTTTTGGCAAGCCAAACCCAATTCGCATAAGGGGATACACTGATGCCTTTACTTTCAACATTTGGTGCTGGATCAGCTAGAGGTCTTGGTTTCGGATCAGGTGGATTAGCTCCTTTTATTGCAGCTACAGGCGGATCAGTGGTTACCTCTGGTGATTTTAAAATACACACTTTCACGACATCTGGAACTTTTGAAATTACGACACAAGGGGCAGCGGGATTGGAATATCTCGTAATTGCAGGCGGCGGCGGCGGCGGCTATAACTCTGGAGGCGGCGGCGGCGCGGGGGGCTATTTGACGGCTTCTGGTGTTGATTCTCCACCAGTCGGATCATACGCAATAACTGTTGGGGCTGGTGGCGTCATTTCTGGCGAGTTTCCTTCAGGCGATGTCAAACCCCCGGCAACTAACGGAAATAATTCAGTTTTTACATCTGTTGTAACCGCAACTGGCGGCGGTGGCGGCGGCTTTAATGGCGGTCCGGATAATTCTCCAGTTGGTAATGGCGGCTCAGGCGGCGGGGGAGACCGATATTATTCTGGAGCTGGGATTGCATCTCCAGCAGGCCAAGGCAATAACGGAGCAAGCCAAGGGCCATCTGGCGGCGGCGGCGGCGGCGGCGCAGGCCAAGCTGGACAAAGCGGCGTGGGCGGAAACGGACTGAGTAGCTCAATAACGGGATCAAGCGTAACGCGAGCAGGCGGCGGCGGGGGCGCAGATCGGGCAAACGGCTTTGATGGCGGCTCAGGCGGCGGGGGCGATGGCGGGGGCGTAAGCGGCGGAGACTCCCAAGCTCGTTCAACAGCCGGGGCAGTTAATACGGGCGGCGGCGGCGGCGCAGGAGCGCCTGCTGGTATCCCTAGCGGGGATAACGGTCCAAAAACTGGCGGCTCTGGTATCGTTGTAATTAAGTATCAATTTCAGTAGGATATAAAATGTCACACTACGCAAAGATAGAAGGTGGAGTTGTTACTCAGGTAATCGTTGCTGAACAAGACTTCATAGATACTCAAGAAGGTACTTGGGTTCAGACATCTTATAACACCCACGGCGGCGGTCATACTTTGGGTGGCACGCCTTTGCGTAAAAATTATGCTGGAATTGGCATGATTTACGATGCCGCACGGGATGCTTTCTATTCTCCACAGCCCTACCCAAGTTGGTCTTTGGACGAAGGAACGTGCTATTGGGGGCCACCTGTCGCAATGCCTGACGATGAAAACAATTACACTTGGAACGAAAGTACGTTAAGCTGGGATCAAGTTGCATCACCCGAAGGTGAAGGAGAGTAGATATGAGTACGATTAAAGTAGACACAATCACAGATGAGGCTGGTACTGGCGCTCCAAATTTTTCAACGGGCGCAAGCGTTACGGGGACAATGACAGCCACGACTGTCGTTACGGGGACAATGACAGCCACGACTGTTAAACCAACAGTTTATCAAGAAACCTATGTTGCCAACTCGACAGGCGCAACGACCACGCTTGACCTGTCAACTGGCACAAACTTCTCTGTCACTTTGTCAGAGAATACGACGTTTGTTTTTAGCAATCCACCGTCAAGCGGGACGGCTTATGCGTTTACTCTCGTCATAACACAGCCATCAAGCGCCAAGACAATCACATGGCCTAGTTCAGTTGATTGGGCAGCAGCCACTGCACCAGATGCACCGGGCAACTCTGAGGTCAACGCTTACGGCTTTATGACACGGGACGGCGGCACAACTTATTATGGCTTCCTTGGAGGTGCGGCCCTTGGCTAAGTCATTTGAAACTTTAATCATGGGTGCTGCGGGTAGTGGTGGCGGTAGCTATTGGATTTCTGTGATCGGAGAAACTCAGGCGCTTCCCTCTCCGGGTGATAATGATGCCACTGAGCTTGTAGCTATTGATGTTGACTCAGATGGCAATGCATATTCTGTCGGTTTTAGCCAAGCGGCTGTTACTCCTGCCTCTATGGGCCTTGCTGCCTACATTATCAAACATGATACAGATGGTAATGTCGTGTGGGATAAGGACTTATATGCTAGTGCCAGCGGTACAGACAGGGGGCAGTTTAATGGATTGGGGCTAAACTCTAGTGGAGAGCCGTATGTTTTTGGGGCAGGATTTTACCCAAATAACAATTTAAGTGTAGTTGTAAAATATAACACATCTGGCGTTGTGCAGTTTATGAAGGGGTTAAGTTCAGTCTTTGGAGAATTTAAGGGTGGCGGGGTAAGCCCTAGTGGTAATCCTTACGGTGGAGGCTATATGTCGCCGCCTTTTGGTCAACAAGCTGATTTGACATATCACAGGTTTAATTCTTCCGGTGCTATCCAGCAGGGCGTTCAGTTGAACGTAGATAGCGGAGTTGCATATGATGTTGAATTTGACTCGTCTAACAATGCTTATATCAACGGCTTTGCTAAAATTGGCACTACCTACAATACTTTCGGCGCATTTAAGGTAAACACAAGCGATGTAATTCAGTGGGGTAGTTTTTGGGGAGACCCCAGTGATAGCCAAAGTGTTGGCAATGGAGATCACACTATCGCCGTTGATGACAACGGAAGTGTATTTTGCTCAGGGCATCACAATTCCCCAACTCAAACATTTCAACTTGTAAAGATGAACCAATCAAACGGAAATAAAGTTTGGAACAAAGCTGTAACTATTTCTAGCGGAGACCCAGAGCTTCACCGGGCGCTTGCTGTAGACCCAAGCGGTAATATCTATGCGTTTGGAGACACCACAAATTCAAGCGATAGTGTTAGGGCGGCGACAATAGCCAAATTTAATACTTCTGGCGTTTTGCAATGGGCCACTCGACTAACGGTCAGTGGGTCTGAAGCAACTAGGGCAGAAGATATTAAAGTAGATTCCAACGGTGACATTAGAATTGTGCTGCGTTCTAAAATAACCAATAGCGCAAACTGGTCTTCTATTGTAGCAAAACTTCCTTCTGATGGTTCTAAAACAGGGACGTATGGAGATTGGACTTATACTGATGTGACTAGCACTCTTACTGTAGGGACGGGTAATCTTACCAATAGGACTACAACGACCAGAAACTTAGACACTCCAAGTTACGGCAATGTCGGTCACGTTGCTGGAGAAATTACTCTTTCTACAGAGTTAGTTGAATTATAAAATCCATCCAAGCTATAGGAGCATACACAGATGGCAATGATTAAAATTACAAACGGGGTACAAGAGCCATACAGCATGGGTCAACTTCGCCGTGACAACAAGGGGGTCTCGTTTCCAAAAGTAGTCGAGGCATCTACGCTGGCAAGCTATAATGTCTATAGTGTCGTTGTTGCAAATGCACCTAGTTATAATGATACTACTCAAGTTTTGGTGCAAAACGATACAGCAACAGACGTTGGTGGTCAGTGGACATATGAGTGGACTGTCCGAGACAAAACATCTGATGAGCTTGCAGCGGATACTTCTGCTGCTGAAGCTGCGGCACGATCCACACGAAGTGGTTTGCTGGCCGAAACGGACTTCCATGCTATGTCAGACGTTACTATGACAGATGCAATGACAACGTATCGTCAAGCTCTGCGTGACTTGCCAAGTCAAGATGGGTTTCCAAGCACAATCACATGGCCCACTAAACCAGAATAGAGAGTAACAATGGACAAACGTACAGTAGCATCTGCACATGAACGCATTGATATCGTTGAGAAGGATGTTGTCGCTCTCTCAACGCAAGCGTCAATACAGTTTAAAGAAGTCTTTATTAGAATTAAGAGACTTGAGGCTATCTTAATTGGAACGGCTGGCTCGATCATTGCCCTCTTAGTTACAGTCTTGATGAAGATGGGATGAGGTTTCTTTTAGCTATAGCCATTGCGCTTGTAGGGGTTGCCGCGACTGCGCAAGACAGTGACGTAGTGAAGAGCGAAAGTACGGTCACAAGCAGCGGTACAATGGACACAACGGTCAACTCTCCCCCACCTTCTGCTATCTCCCCACAAATTAGCGCGAGCAACAGCGATCTTTGCACTGTTGGCGTGGCTGGCGCAGTCCAGACACAGATACTAGGCATTTCTGCTGGCCGCACTGTGCGCGACATGAACTGCGAAAAACTGAAGAACGCCAAAACCATGTACGACATGGGCATGAAAGTGGCGGCGGTGTCTGTGATGTGCCAAGATGAGCGTGTGTTTGACGCGATGATGAACGCTGGAACCCCATGCCCCAAGGATGGCTTGATTGGCGATGCAGCCAAAACCGCTTGGGAGATGGAAGCCAACAAAGACCCTGCGCCAGAAATGCAACGTGGGGCTATAGAAGGTTTGATTGATGCACAAGACTCCAAAACTATTGGGATCGGCGCTGTGCTGGGCGCTCTGGGCCTCCTCCTGCTACTCTGATCCATATGTGTTTGGGGTGACAGGCAATGCCGCTGCAAGCGGTCTGTCTTGGTCTATGGGGTCGGTTCTTCCCTCACAGGATGGGCTAGACGTAAACGGCCTGATTTACAGATACAGCACTACCAAAAACGCCGACGATGCAATGAAGGTGCATATCCGTAATGGCAATGCCGATGGCACGGGTTACACGTTTAGCGAGACTGACGATTGGTCTGGCGTTCCCGGAAACACAATCACCAAACAGTTTTCTTTGCCCTATGTACCGGCGGCTCTCTGGGGAGATGGCTCAATTGATGTCGAAGGTACAGGCGAAGTGATCGACCCTGTTGTGATTTATAGCTACCGCTTTGATCCGTGCTACGATCCTCAGATCGACCCCAACTGTCCGGGCTATGTCAAACCTGCGCCGCCTGTCATTGAGGTTGAGGTATATGATGCGCTGGAAGATGAGTCTGTAGCTGAGGTTTTAGAAGATGAGACCGACTTTAAATACGATGAGGACGGCAATCTAATTGTAGAAGGGGATGAAGAGGAAGAGGAGACCCGCTTGGAAATGGGCCTCATGGCATCGGCCAACGCGCTGACTCTTACTCAAGCTCAAGGTCAATCTGATCTAATAAACCAGATCAATTTGCAAACCAATATCGCCATGTATTATAATACAAGTATCTCAGGGGGA